ATAATGTACTGCTGCATTCTCATACTCACTCATGTTCTCAGGTGCAGTAGTTACCATGACATAGCACAGCTCAAATTTAGGCATGTCATATAGCCACATGTAGGCACGACCCTGCCATTCATACTCAGATAGATCCTTGAGCTCATAGCTAGTAGCAGGGAACGTATCTAAGGACCATGAGGTCTTGATATCTATGATGGATGTCTCAGTGATGATATCACAGCATCCGGATAACCACTCATTCTCTACCCTCTCCTCATTCTTTTTGTAATCCTCTAGCCTAACCAGGTTAAGTAGGTCAATACTGTCCTGTTCCTGAGTTAATCCTTTGATTATATATTTGCTGTTCAGCTCAGTCCTATATACGAAAAAATCCTCTTTTGCTTGTTGGATGATATAGCTCTTAGCTGTTTGGCTCAATGCCTCCCCTTTAGTCCTGGAGGAGGTCATTAATTTTCCTAATTGTGATGCTCTAAATTTCATAGCTGTGCCTCCTGCTCTTTAGTTAGGTTGTACATCTCTTTGATTTGCTCAGGAGTGAACTTACCTGCTTTCACAGCATTCAGTGCCTTATCCCATCTCTCACCGTCTAGCGTAGGCTTTGCCTTAGGTGCCTTGCTTGCAGTCTCACCATCATCATCTATAGCCTGTAAAGATAGTAAGCTAACCAATGTACCTCTACGGAAGTAAGTAATGCAGCTAAGTAGCTTCTGAGGATCTAAAATAGCAGGTAGTTCAAGAGCACTCTCTACACTCTCCCCATTTTCTACATCAATTATCCTAGTAATGACCTTACCATGTAGTACCGGCTGCATTAAGATTAGGCCGCAATCCATTAGGATAGGCTCTACCGTATCAATGATGCTGTTAATATCAGCGTATGAACGCTTGAAATGTGGGTTAGTAGCATTCTTAATTACTTTACCCATTGACTGCTTAGCACAGTGCAATTTTTGGTAGATGTTGAGGGTAACCACCTCAGGTGCTTTTTGCTCTGTAGGAGTATTAGAAATTACTAACTCTCCTGTTGTTTTGTCTTTTCTTACTGTTGCCATAATTTTAAGGTATTAAATTTCTACAAATATACAAATTAATTGTACTTATTTACAAAATCATTAAAAAAATCTACAAAATCATCAAAATTTTTGGCTATGTAGTAGATACCTCCTGCCTTCTCTATATTCTCCTGGTATCTCTTCTGAGCCTCTGACTGCCTATCCTTACCTATCTTGACCTCAATTTTAACTGAACGGCCTTTAATGGTAGCAGATATATCGGCACTCCCTGCTGTAGATGTTCCTTTGGTCCAGGTAACACCAATGACCTTGCCTGCTGTGGTCTTTTTTTCTCTTGCTGTTCCCATTGTATTAATGCGTTCAGCTTGGTAGCCTTGGTAGTTAATAAAATCGCAGATTGCCTTGGTCAATCCGTTTGCTGTTTGGTCTTTGTACATAGTCTTAGGTATATAATCTTGTGGGTAATTAGGATGAGTAATGGCATAGCGTTGAAGCTTCAGCTCATGCAGCAGTGCCTTATATTCTTTTTTCATAGTTTTACATGCAGTATATACTCCTGTTTATCTTTCCATGCTTTGACCTGGTATTCACCCTTGGGTAATTGCATCCATGTCTCGCCAAAGGTAGGTACAGTATCAGTGTAACCTACTACCTGAATGTAGTCGTATTGGTCTAACTTTATGTATCCGTATGCATCACATTGCTGTGAGCTCTTGCACCCTGTTAGTATACTAACTAACAAGAGTAATTTCAAAATATCTGCCATGTTGGTCTTTGTTTTTAGTGAATTTATATCCTTTATAAGTTGCATAGGCTTGCACCCATTTTAGGTACTTCCTGCTGTCAATATCTTTGAAGCCATTGGTATCAGCTTGAAATGACTCAATGCTGCTTTTATTGTAGTGTCGTACATCCAATGAGATATTCCCATCCATGACATAGTCATAGAACTCCTTGCATGTATTTTGGATGAAACGCTTAGCATTGGCATTAATGGATACACTTCTAAGCAATCCATTCTGGAGGTACATCTGCAGGTTAGATAGCATGTAGTTATCAAAGTGAGCCCATTCATCTGTACTCCACTCATCAAATAATAGCTTACCATACTCATCCTGTGGATTACGCTGTGAGTTGAAGTACTGAAAGAACTCTATCTCATGCCTCCTACGGTCATGTGATGTACCTGCTCCACTGATAACATAGTTGGTAGTGATAACTATCTTAGGTGAACGTTCAAATGGGATGTAGATCTCATCCTTATTCTTTCTGTTGACCGGTATGCCCTCAGTGATCAGTGAGAATAACTGCTCAAAGTCAAAGTGTTTTTTCACATCATCAAATGCAAGCACCTGAGTATCTATGTTTACCCGTTGGTAGACAAAATCATTCTTGCTAGGGTTGTATGCCTTACCATCTATCTTGATTATTTTACGGATATTGCCGATGGCTGTCAACATCAAGCTTTTACCACTACCTCCATTAGGGTTATCATCAATCTCTTGGTCATTGAATATAATAGCCTTTTGGTCAGTCTTATCTTTGAATGTGTGGATGAGGTAGCCAAGGGTTGACTCCATTGCTTTGATACGTTGCTCATCCTGTGCTGATACCTTATGTACAAAATCTTGAAAATTGTTATCGTGTATCGCAATTTGGGTATAATTTCTTTTGATGATTTGCTCCCTCCAAATGTACCCATCTATATCAATGTAGCTCATGAGCTCCACTTTGTCCTTGGATACCTTTGCCACTCCATTAAGAAATGGGATGTAACTAACATACCGGCTATCCTGCAGGATACGCATATCAATGGACTCTAGCATGTTCAGGTGTGACTCGGTAAAGAGCTGAGCACTCTTAGCACAGTGATTGTACACGTCAAGTTCACCCTTGGCTAGGCAATACTTGAGTACAAAGTCCTTGATTAGCTCCACTGAGCTTTCACTAACCTTGTTTTCCTCAATGTATACATAGGTAGGCTTGTTACTCCGTTCCGGATAGTACTTAGCAAAGCCATGTTTTTGTAGGAACTTAGCATAGTCATGCGGCACAATAGTAATTTTCTTACCATCTGCCTGCCAAAATACATCATCACTATTTTGTACCTCCTCTTTCACTGACTCAATGATGTCACTGCTTACACCTAGCTGTTTTTGGATGTCCTCATCCTTGAGCCCCTCTTTTAATTTGAGCTTGACCTTGTTTACGGTGTTCGCATCCTCAAAGTACCTGGTGTTGAAGTTGCTACTTTTGTAGGCATTGGCCACAGTGTTATTTATTTCACTTGCTGTAAAGTCCTCCTGTGCATATTGCAGTAGGTAATTCTTAGCAGCATACTGATCTACACCATACTCACACATACAGCAGGCTACCTTAAAGGTCCAATTGTTCCTGCCCTGTTCAAACACTCCATGATTAAACTTCATGATGAGCTCAATGATACGGTCCTCATTAGCAATGGGGAGCACTGCTATCTTTTCAGCCTTGTGGTATCCTTTATCCTGGGTAATTCCTTGGAACACCTCGCAGAACTCATTTAGGTAGGCATCAGGGTCATAGCTTTCAAAGCAAACCCTTGACACATTGCTATTGGCCACATCAAAATAATCACTTTGGATATATTCCTTGTAAGCTTCAAACCTCCTCTTATGTTCAAACTTGTTACTCTCAGGTGTACGGATAACTACCTTAAGTCCATTTCCACTAGGTGAAGTGAACATCATATAAACATACGGGCATTCCTTGAGCCTGTTCCGTTCAGCTGTCAAAGTTGCCTTATCAGGATACTTATCAAAGTCTAGGACACACAATCCTGAGTGTTGGATGAGTCCATCATCCTTGCGTTCAGAGAATGTACCATTAAACATGATGGCCATGAGTTGCATCTTGCTTTCACTGTCTCCAGCACGCAGCTTTTTTATCTTATTAATCAGCTCAGGGTTACCTTGCTTAATTCTGTTGTACACTTCTATTGCCTCAAGTGTGAAAGGTGTTTCTTTGGAGTTAAACAAGCTCCTGAAAACTGATATTTTTGGGTTATACATGGTTACAAATATAAATTAAA